CCTCTGCTTTGAGTTTGGAAATTTCCGCCACTTTCACGTTGTGTTCTTTAATAATTTTGTTGTATGTGTTGGAATATGCTTCGTTAATCTTGTTTAATTCGCAATTGAACTGGTCTATTTGTGGCTGCATAGCTTTGGCTTCTTCGATGATTTTGTCTGACCGCTTGTATCGTTCTACAATTTCCATCGCTTCGGGAAATTTGCTTATTTCTACCTCTAATAGTTTTGAGCTCCGGTGCTTTTTATATTCGGTTGTTACGAAGCTGCGATTAAGGTTAAGAACCATAAAATTCTGGCTCCACGCCTTTTTACAGTTCATACACGACGGGTCTGTGGTTGTCTCTAGAAGATAGTGACGGATACATTTCTTACACGCGGTAAACTTACAATCACCATATTCGCACGTTACGCTAGAGTGGACGGTTTTATTGTAATACTCGCAGCAAATAGGACATTCAGAAGCCATTGTACCTACGTTATTTGTAATAAGAAATATATCAATTTTGTTATAAAGATAAAAGAAATACAAACTACTATATATGGAACAGTCTTCGCTTGATACTGATATTGATAATTACAGCGTATCCGACATATTAGACCTATTGGATTTAGACGCCTCCTCGTCCGTTATGGAACGAAATGATGCCGTGGACAATATTATTACTGATTTACAGAGCAAAAATAAACCCGATTTGGTAGACTTTTTTACAAAGGCCAAGACGAAGATGTTTGCGATTGAAGAGGGGAGCGAGACCGAGACCGAGGCGGAGTCTGGGGGCGAGACCGAGACCGAGGCGGAGTCTGGGAGCGAGACCGAGGCGGAGGCGGAGGTCGAGGCGGAGGCGGAGGTCGAGGCGAACGAGAATGTTATGCTGTCTGGTAAGGACCGGTGGGAGCTTCCCGCACCGTCGTGGTATCTGAATCCGGCGGCGGCGCGGACGATTACGCAGGATATGAGCGTTGACACGCGCTTTCGCCCCGAATACTACTCCACGCTGTCAACGAATTTTACGGTGGATTTGCCCGAGCCGCAGAAGAAGGTGATTAGCATGAGAATATCCGCAATAGAGATGCCAATGACCTACTACTCTATATCTAACAGTCTCGGCAACAATACGATGCTCGTCATTAGCGACTCCGCCCCAGATACTGGTAAAGACTATTACAGCGATATTAACGGGGTGGCGGTGGCGGTGGCGGCGGATTTTTCACCGACTAACTTAGCGTGGCTCGTAATAATGGTAGACGGAAACTACGATACGATATCGTGGATGAACGCGACCTCGCGCGCCAAGGCGGAAACGGCCGTGAACGAGGCGCTCTCGCTAGCGATACCGGGTGCGATTGACGAGATGGGACGGTTTTATAAATTTTCATCACCAAGTACAAGTGATTATTTAAATACTTATTTTGAGGTCTCTTCTGATAATAGCGAGCCCGAAAGACATGACATTCGGTTTTCTATGAACAGAATAAATGGAAAATCGGTATTTGGAACCCCACAACCAACCGATATAATTGCGGGGGATGCGGTAAACTATATTACAACTGAAACGAATAGTAAACAAATATCTACACTTCGGTTCAACGTTGACGTCGCGGGGAATCTGGATACTGATACGAATATTCAGATGAAGCTCGGATGGACGCTCGGATTCCGCGCGGCACAATATGTGATGGGCGCGGCAAGTCCTGTCACTACAAGCACCCCCATATCGGCCGTTTCGGAGGGAACCGGCTTTATAACCGGACCAAGATACGCGTTTCTGTCGGTCGAAGACTACTTGAACAGCGCCCGCCCGTCGTTCATCGTCGCCTACGGCACCCATACAAGGGCGAACAACATTATCACGCGAATCAACCTTGGTGGCGGTGGCTATCACAATTTGGCTACGCGCGACGCGGGACTGACCGGACACGCCAACCGAACGCGCGAGTATTTTGGACCGGTCGATATTCAGCGGCTCACTATAAAATTACAAGACGAGTATGGAAGGGTCATAGACATTAACAATATGGACTGGTCTTTTACCGTGACATTTAAGAAATTATATAATTAGACCGTCTTATACATATATTTAATGTTTAAAATGATTTATAAAAAATAACCTACAAAATATATAAATGGACGTCAATAATTTACATTCGGATAGTTTAAAAGTGGGGTCATATTCAGACGGCGATTTATGCGGCCTCTTTAAGATTCCGCAGAATTATACCATACAGCAACTGGAGGACGCGACGAACGGTCTTCACCAGGTCGTCTTCAATAGTTTAGGCATACGCAACCGAAACGAAATTATGGTCTTTATCAACGAGTCAAAGTCCCGTCTCGCGAATAAGCTACAAAACAATAATTCCACGCCGAACCCCAGCCAGATATCGTTCAATGCGAACACGTATGGAAATGCGCCCAGCGTGGCGTATAAGCAGCGCACGAACAAGCGCGTTATCCTCATCGACAGTCAGTATCGCCAAAATGTGCTCGATTCGTCGGATAAACCGCCCGGATTTAATGACCGCGAGTTCAACACCGACTACATACTGGACCTATCGGAACCGCTCGTTGACGTGACGTCAATTAAATTAAATACGGTGTCCATACCGACTACTTGGTATGCGTTTGACCATCATTTAGGTAATACTGGTTTCGCGAGGAGCAATGCCGCACCCGTCTGTAAAAACATTCAGCCTGGAAATTACGACTTATCCGGTCTAACTCAAGCGATTAGCAAGGTTGACTCAACCTTACAGTTTGAGATTGAAGCCCACACGAATATTGTCTCTTTAAAGAATGACAGTGGCGCTGCTGATAGCTCGTTCGTATATTACAAAGAGGGTGGGTTGACCGACTGCTCAAAGACCTGCGTGGGCGGTTCATATGTCAATCAAAATTTAGGGTGGAACCTCGGTTTCAGACAGGTTGACACGTCCGGCGAACTATCGTCGATTCCGCTCACCACAGCCTTTACAAAGGCGGATGTCCCGTCGGACACATACGGGCCCAAATATTTCATGCTGGAGATTAACGACTACAACCAATCGCACATAAACAGCGGCATCGTAAGCATTACAGACCGCTCTACGCGCGTCACCGCTATCAATACGCGCGCGAACAAGGGCAAATATGGAGAGAAGCTGACAAAGGCGCAGCTATACACGCAAAACGCGCTGATAACCGATAGCGGGGGGAAACCGGACACATCAAACAGAGTCTACGGGACCACGTCAAAGGATGTTTTAGGAATAATTCCACTTTTAGGACTCAATAAACTGCGCCCCGAACCGCTCATCGACGATTACTCCGACATCAACGTCCCGAGGATCTATTCGGGACCGGTTAAAATAGACAAGCTGCGCATTCGACTCATCGACGATAAGGGAAACCTCGTCAACCTCCACGATAACGACTGGTCTTTTACGCTGGTCGTAGAACAACTATATTAAAAATATTTTTTATTAGTAATTATGACTAATAAAAAACACGATAAGAAACGCGGCGGCGATGGGGCGGGGAAGAAAACGCCCAGCATATCCGAGTATAAAACGAAGGAGGAGCGCCAAGAGCAGGCGAAGACCATTATCGCCGAGGTTTCGGGATTGGGGCTATCGATTCAATATGCGCCCGTGAAAGAGCTCTACGCCTGCCTCCGAAGGTATATCGAGGAGGATGTGCCGGTTAAAATAAACATCCCCTTTCCTGAGGCCGACCGCACTATCGTTGGTGAGCTCAAGGTGGGGAAGCGTGAGGAGTGCGTGCTCTGTTTACAAAAGAGCGGCCCCACGAGGAGCGTGGAGGCGATGTATAATTAGAAATGCGCCGGCTTCCGACCGAGGCGCCGACTCTACGCGAGCGCGCATATCGAGGCGCCGAAGAAGCCCGACGCCACCACGCCGAGGAGGAGGCCCGAGTGGTAGCTAACCTGCATCGTTCGGTATATCTTTTGCCACGCAAGGCGTTGCTCCTCCTCGTCGAGATGCGTGACCATCAGGTCGCTCTTGGGCGATAGCATATAGTAAAAGTAGTTGGTGAGGAGCGTGACGCCGACCATGACGCCGACGTTGCCGCTCCTGCCCAGTTTAGGCTTCTTCGCGAGGTATTTATTGCCGAGGATGAGGGCGGCGGAGAGAAGGAGGCCATACGCGTAGCCCTTAAGGTATATGTCGCGACGCTCCATCACAATCGTTTCGTATTTGGCTTTCAGGTCGGGGGTAAGCGTGGCGTAAAATGCCTGCTTGTGTTCGGTCTTGTCCGCGTTAAACGCGACGTAGACGTTCGCAGTTAAAAAAACGAGTCCGGCAATACATAATAACTTACAGCTCATATATTATGTATTATGATTAAATATTATTTGAATTCTACCTGGTATAATTATTTCGCGGTTTCTTAGATTTACGTCTGCGAGGACGTTTCTTAGATTTACGCTTCTTACTTGACCTCTTTTTCTTATTTATTCCGGCCATAGTACCAAATGGACGTTCTTCTTCCGGCGGTATATCGCGTCCATCGGCTTCATTGCGCGACCTAATGTGCTTTTCATACGCAATGCCAGCTAATTCCCGCACTATTGACTTGTTAAAAAATTTGTCGGGACCCATACTGTCTGCAAAGACATCTTCTCTGCTAGAAGAAAGTCTAAAAAAAGCTTCAATATTTGCTACTATATCATCTGCTATTTGGGCGTGGGTGATTTCAGCATCGTCGTCGTTGAGTGATGCGAGTTTATCATATAATTTTGGTGCCGTTTGTTGGTTAATGTATTGTTCGTCCATATATAGATTACAGTATATAAAATTCCTCAATTAGAAGCTCACATTTTTTATAAATATAATGTTTCAAGAGTTGTTTGGGTTGGTATAGTATGGTTGGGAATCTCCGCGCCCCAGATATACCCCTATACTCGTTTTTACATGCGGTCAATATTTCGCACAAGGACTCGTCATAGGTGTAGCTCTCCTCCCTGTCCGAGTTAAACCACTCGATTACCAGGTGGTAGCAGCAGAACATCTTGACATTTCCATTTACCCACTCGTCCTTGTGCTTGTAATCAATGTCCTGCTCACGCCAAATGACGTTGGCCTTCTCGGTTTCGCGAGCAATGACGTCGTTGATTTTATTGTTTAAAAATGGAAGATTCGCGATCGTGGACATTTTGTTGCTGTGTATTATATTTGCCGTTCTATTACAAATAATCTGTTTCAATTTTTATAGTTAATGAGTTTAGAGTTAATGTGGGATTTATTCGTGGGACTCGGTAATATGGTCTGGGAGGGGAATGTCGGGCAGCAACGATAGCCTAGTTTGAGCGTCGACGCACCACTCGAGGACCAGCGGGACTTCGTTCGCCGGCGGAGCCTTGGACGTCCACCGCTCCTTTCCGAAGAGGGTGAACAGCTTGCGAAGTCGGTTCTTGATTCCGCCGGCGTCGCGCGGAGGGACGTGCTTCACCGCCCACTCGAACTGGAGCGCCTCTATTTTCGTTCGGAATCCACTCACCGTACAGACGTGCTTCCACCCCGCCCCCTTGCTAGTGGTATATTTTGCGCCGCCGCATATCTCTCCGTTGTGCTGGCGCAGACGCCGCGTGGGGTCGGGCGAGACGCCGACATACGTAAACTGGCGGTTTGAAATAATGTAGAGAATCCACGGCGCTTCCATTATAGCTATTAGGTGATATAAATATTTAATAATTAATTTAAGTATATATAGAAAATTACGTATATATATAGAAAATACGCATGTCTTATACTCCGCAACTTTTTTCAATAAACGACGATGTAAATTGGAAGCAATATTTAGATACGTATGGCTTCGTAGTGATTAACAACGTCCTCGATGAGGATATATATACCGATTTGTTCGCGCAGTTCTATTTGAACTGGTGTAATGTGGCTAGGAATTTTGATTTTCACGATAAAACGACGTGGACACCTAAGAACTGCCCTATGATGTGGGACATTGGAATGATTACTGGGTATGGACTGGCGCACGCACGGTTCCAGTGGGGGCTGCGGACGAATCCGAACATTCTGGACATTTGGAAGCGGCTTCACGGCACGGACGAGCTGGTGGTAAGCTTCGACGGGTTCTCGGTGTTCCTCACGCCCGAGCAGAAGCCGAACATGTGGCTTCACATCGACCAAAATCCGAAGGACCCGCTCTACTCTATACAGGGGGCGTATAACTTTCTTCCGGTGGAGGAGGACGACGCGGGCTTCGTGGTGGTTCCTGGGTCGCACAAAACTTTCTTGGTGGACGTGGACGAGTCGCACAAGTTCATTCCGGTTGACCCCAACGATGTCCACGTCGACTACGCGGTCAAGCTCCTCATTCCGTCAAACTGTTTCGTCCTTTGGAATTCGAAGACGCTCCACGCGAACGCGGGAATGGCGTCGGGTAAGTCGACCGAGTTAAACCGCGTGACCTCGTATATTTGCTACTTTCCAAAGGAGCAACGAGCCGAAAATATGTTGGTGCGACGCGTCAACGGCTATCATCGCGCGGTGAATTGTGGCCACTACGCGATAGATTACAACAAAAAACAGAAACCATACGGCAGTTTGGAGGAGCTAGAGGCGCAGGGGTTCAATCTGACGCCGCCAATTTACGATGCGGGCGGTAATATACCGTGCGATATTTATAATCTCATTTGATAAACCCGTAATATATAGGTGATTTAAATATTACACAGATATAATAGATGAAATTATCACGGTTATTTTATGGGCTGTTGTATTCGGCGATATACGAATGTCGCGCATTAATGGCGAGAGATTCGGTTTATATATTCACGAAGCAAGACCGAATGAGGGTTCAGCTGTCTAAAATGGAGTTATTTGACTCTATTGGCAAGGACGAGTGTTGTACCCTAATAAACAAGTGGAAACTGGAGAACATTGACGACCGAGAGTATCGTCGTGCTCTCGATGTTGGTATACGCCAAATTTGCGACCACAATATATTTCCTGTGCTCGTTAATATACCTAAGGCTCAGTATATAATTATAAACTTTGTAACTGAAAACAATGTCAGCGTTATAAATATACTTGATAATAATGGAAATACGCAATTTAATGATAAGGCGATACTGGAATACCATATCTTTTTGGTTGAACAAAAATATAACCCAAACTATTACCAATTAAAAAGTCATAATATGAAACATTTTTTAAATATTTTTTTTTTAAATATCCTTAGCGAGGAGGAAAACAAACTAATATACTTAAAAAAAAATGATTATATGCGATTTCTAGAAGAAGATACGAAGAATCGTAGGCGCGATAAAATATAAAGAAATATGATGATTAATATTTATAATGTCGGAGGTAAAAGGCGCAAAAATATTCAAGACTAAATGTTCGCAGTGCCATACGATTGAGTCGGGCGGCGAACACAAGCAGGGTCCCAACCTCTTCGGTCTTTTTGGGCGAATTTCGGGGACTGCGCCCGGATACTCATACTCCAAGGCGAACATTGACGCAAAGGTGGACTGGGGCGAAGAGACGCTTTTTGACTACCTACTTGCGCCTAAAAAATATATAAAGGGGACGAAAATGGTTTTTGCGGGAATTAAGAAATCTAAAGAGCGAATGGACTTAGTGGCTTTTATGAAACAATATAACTAGCTCGGTCACGGAATCGAACCGCGGACCTTTGCATTACAAGTGCACTGCTCTACCGTCTGAGCTAACCGAGCGTGTAGTGGTATGTATATGTATTGTATAATATGTATTGTATAATATTTTTTATTGTCTCTCTGATTCACTTTCCGCCTCTAACATATTGTATTTAATCCCTAGTTCTCGCAGCGATACCTTGTCTATGGAGCGAAGGTAATTTTCAAACCATGGAACTGTCGTGTACTCCTCGTAATTTTGTAACATTTCTTCTCCTGCTTCTACGTCGCGTATTGCGTAAGTCAGTTTTTTACCGGTCCGAATGCGAAAAGAAATGTTATTGTCCGAAGAATGGTTGGTGTAAAACGGGATTTTGTTAATGTATACGTGGTCTGTGTCAATATCCGAATCGCGACAGCGCCCGTGCGCAAAGTTAAGAACTAATTCGCTGTTCTCTACCACCACATCCGCTACGCTCTTATACACGTTCAGGTCATCCACCAGGTCCTGGATGCGGATTATCTTGCCTTGCTCGCACGCCTGTGTAAAAAAACGTCCGTTGCCTGCTCCAGATATGAATGACCGCTTGACTTCCGTATCAATTAAAAATCCGTCACCGCCCATTATACTATAGCTATTGGAAATATTTTAAATGATTTACGATTGTGTTTATATACCCATTATTGAGATTGGACCGATGAAGGTAGCGAGGAAGCTCGCGACCGAGACGAACGACGCCGAGTGGTCTAACAGCTTAATCGGGTTGATTGGGGACTCTTTGGGATTGTCGATAGGCAATTTACGTTCGTTGATATTATCGGTTATCTTGTTGAGCTCTTTCGAAACATCTAGATTCTTTAACACGTCCACCTCTTTTATCATAACGTAAAGGAATGTTACTCCCGCCACAAAGGGTAGGTACGCGAATTTTACCTTGCGATTGATGATATTATCGTAGTCCTTCAGGTATATCTCGGTTAAAAGAATCATCGCACCCAATCCAATAAAGAATATCTGCATTATTAGAAGCAGGTAGTTCTCTTTTAGTTTTCCATATGCGCCATATTTGAGAATATTGGATACCTCAGATACGTTGGAGCAAATATTAGATTTGTTTAACCAAAACATTAGGTATCCGGTGAATATTGTGAAAATAATGTAATAAGAATTTATCGAATCGCCATTGAAAAAGTTATTCTCCGTATTTATTTTGTAATATGCCATACACGAGACGATCGCCTGTAGATATAATACGACGACAGTTAGCGATGAAAATATATGGTTCGTAGTGTTACACGTCGGGTTGTTTCTCAGAATAAGGTCGAACAGCTGAATGAAGCTGAATCCAAGAGTAACAATTCCAAATATAACGTCGTTGTTTTTACGCCCATTGTATAATAAATATATCGAGGATAATACACCCACGATGAATGCTATAAGTGATGTTGTTGAGCTCAAATACATATAATATAATATAACATTAAATTTATTTGATTATACTTTTATTACCGAGGAGCAATATATATTACTCTGTTATTTAGAACTTCGTCGAGAGGATTACTCTTCTTATTGTAAACCCAAACGTTGAGAATTCCGTCTACTAAAACCTGTTCGTTGAACCCGACTAAATCTGTCCGACAATTCTTAATATACTCGGAAATGTAAATATGCGAGCGCAGTAGGTCGGAGTCGGGGATGTAGTCGGGCGAAATGTCCACGATTACCACCCGCTCCTCTGCTAAATCGATGGCAGACTTGATGGTCTTTTGTCGCAGATACTGTGGGAGATCGTTCAGATAAAACATGCACGTTACTACGTCGTATTTTTCATTGGGGTATTGGTCGTTCGTGAAGGAGTGGCGGAAATTTTTGTCAGGGAATAACTTCGTTGCCTTTTTAACGGTGTACTTGTTCCGGTCAATCCCCAGACATCCCGGTCCTTCGGCGGTGGAGTAGCCAAGCCCACATCCAATGTCCAGAATTCTTTTGTGAGGACCCTGCGCCTCGATGATCATATTTCGAACCTTTGTGCTATCTGCGCTTGCTGGAAGAAACGGGTAATTATTTGGATTCCAAGAAAAAACACCATTGACAAGCGCTAATAGGGTTATCAATCGCATCATTTACATATTATGTGGAATATTATCTTTAAACTTCTTATAGCATTATCTTTTAGCATTATCTTTTAGCATTATCTTTTAGCATTATCTTTTAGCATGCTACTCGCTATTCAGCGGACAGGAGCGGGGTTGAATCATTTTGTTACAGAAAGGGTTTGTGAGAAAGCTATTACACGTGGGACAGTATGGAGGAGGCATTTGAATGAGCTCCTCTATATATGGCTTCAGAACTAGTTCTACGGGATTGGGTAAGGGGAGTGGCACGGCACTAACCCTCATTATGTTTACGACTTTTTTAACGGCGGACATATTTAATGGTGGCAATTTATTTTTAGGTTAATATAATCAAATCCTTTCAATTTTATTGGTTTATTGGTTTATGTAACGCTATTAAAGTTACTATGAAAGATAACTATCTTTGAATATGGTTTAAATGTATTCTTTTATTTTTACATACATTATGCGTATGGATACGATGTGTAGCATGAATTTTTCAGAGGGCGTCGATGTCTCGGTATTTGCCGAATACATTGATTACGTCGCGGTACAATCGACGGCGCACGTGTTCGCGCAGATTTACGCAGTGTGTTGTTTTGGAGCCATTGCGGGCATCATCGGGTATATGGCATTGTGCGTTCCGTCGCCCGAAGAGGTGGAGGCGCGCCGGCGAAGTAAGGAAATACTAGACTACAATATGGGGTTCGTAGACGAATTGGGTGAGATGAAGGAGCGGGAGCTCACCGACGAAGAGCTGATCGGACTTTCGCTGGGGGTGGTGGAGGACGAGACGCCCTTTGGGAAAGTCGCCATGACTTACAGCAGCGACTCGGGGTCCTATTGGTACTACACCGACCGCAAAAATCTCCCGTATATGACGCTGGACACGGTTGCGCGACAATTCGCAATTAAATACGACTGTAAAGTGGTGTGCGTGAACTATAAGGAGGAGTGGGAGAAGAGCAAGGCGGAGGCGTTTCTCGATGAAAACAGCGCGAAGGATAAGGAGAAGGAGAATGAGAAGGAGGATACGGGCGAGCGCGACGTGTTTGCGAACTTTAAATCATACAATACGAATAAGAGACGAAAGGACTCTATTAAACGCAGACGCTACCGCATTATGACCGATAAATCAAACCGATTTAGTCACAAGGGTACGATGGCCGAGTATAAGAGGGGGGAAGGGGCGAAAAACGCGAGCGCAAAAAAACAAATTTCCTTTTCAGAATTTAAGAGGAAACTATTGTGAATGAGTGGTATACTAATAATTAAAAGCTCACTTTTTATATATATATATATGATTCCGAGTAATAATAATATTATGAATCCTATGGTCGCAGCGGGCGAATCTGCTGCTATGGCAGGAAAAACTAAATTGAACGAAATAGCCAACAGCGAGACGGTTAAGCATGCTGCTATGGCAGGAAAAACTAAATTGAACGAAATAGCCAACAGCGACACGGTTAAGCATGCTGCTATGGCAGGAAAAACTAAATTGAACGAAATAGCCAACAGCGACACGGTTAAGCATGCCAGAGAAGGCATAGGGTCGACTTTAACAGATTTGGCATCTATGGCGAGCGATAATAAACAACATTTCTCTAGCCTAATTTTTACGATAATGGATGCGCTTAATTATAGCGTCGTCGGTGGATTACAGGGACTGAAGGTTGAATTGGAAAACATTGTTAACGATGAGAAGGCGAATTCCAGCGGCGAATCGAGCGAGGGAGTAGAATTTATAGGCGAGTGTGCCAATTTTATTGCTTTTTTTTTGGATTATATTAGAATTAACAAGGGACTAAAACATTCA